GCTTATAGGAGTAAATAGATTTCGTTAGAAACTAAAATAAAGAAATTGATAACGACTCAAAGATAGGCTGACTAAACTTTCAATTGATCACTGAAAGTATTAAACTATAGTTACTTTACGTAAAGGAATTAAATAATGGGTGTACCTCTTAACCTACAAGATATTCAGTCTGGCTTTCTGACAGCTTCTACGTTCAATGAGAACAATACGCTGACAGAACAAGCCTTGGCTAAAGCACTGAACCGTACTTCCAATGCATCTGACAATGCTATGGAAGTTGATCTAGATATGGGATTAAACAGTATCTTCAATTTGAAAGACGCTGTATACGGGAATGAAGCAACTACGCTTAATCAAGTAAACAAAGCCTTGTTAGGTTTCTCAGATAAACTGGTAAGAATTAGAGAATCAAGAATAACAGCAACAGCTGGCCAAACTCTATTTGTTCTACAATCCATTGACTACACCCCCGGAGCAAACCAGCTTACAGTCTATGTTAATGGCGTTGCACAAGTAGCTGGTATTGATTACCTAGAAACAGCTAAAGATCGTATTTTATTCACTTCAGCTTTGCAAGAAGGCGACTACGTTGATATTTACATCAATGAGACTGCTTCTAATAATAAAACAGAAATTACTTTTAATACTACATACCGATCTGTTGCAGAGATGGTAGTTGATAACAATCTTGTTGTCGGCAGTTTAGTACAAACAACTGGCTACTACACCCCGGGAGACGGCGGCGGTAATGCCTACGAGATCGTAGCTGGCGGAACTGGCACGGCTGATGGTGGCAGCTTTATTAATCTGGATAATGGGTTGCAGGCTAAATCCACAGCAAACACAGGAACAATAAACGTAAAGCAATGGGGTGCTGTTAGTGATGGGGTGACTGATGACAGTCCGTATTTTAACGCAGCTGCCTCTTACGCAAAACAGCAACAATTCCGATGGGAAAATGAAGGAACAGGGACTACATTTAACCAATCTATTGCCTTTGAGTTTATCATTCCGCCGGGACAATACAGAATTAATAACCCTGTAGATTTTACTTCTATCAGAGTATCGCACTCTTGGTGGTATGTTCGTGCTGAAGGTGCAGTAATTTTTGGAGACTGTCCGGGAAAAACAATTTTTGATTTTACAGATTCAAGAAAATGCTCATGGATTGGTGGAAACATCATCTGTGACAACGATATAAATGTTACTCGTTCTGGTTTTCAATTAGGGCGTGCAGGCGGTGTTGCAGCAGGAAGACCGGCAGACTCTCACCATTTCCAAGATTTAGAAATAAAAGGTTATTTTACTTTAGCTGCAATTTATAATTATGCTTCTGAAGATTCTTTTTTCGAGCATGTTGCTCTTAAAAACGATTACGACGATGTGAATGCGTATTGTATCGTTCAAGACGGTACGCACTATTGGGGGATTGAATCTGATTTTGTTCCGACGCAACCTCTAAACACAGCAGCATCTTTTTTACGTAACACCTTTCTAAGATTTGATGCAAGAAAAACTAATAGTGGCGGGCCTGTTTGGATTTGTTCACAAGCAACAAATCATGAAATGATTACTTCGTACCTTGTTGGATACTCTACACAAGCAATAAAAGTTTTCTATAATATCCCAAACAGCTTTAAAGGTTTTGTTTGTGATATTCACCTTGAAACTGATTTGAATGATGTAGATCCTTCTACTGGGTTGCAAAGAGCATTTACTTTTGACGCCGCAAGCCCCGGAACAACAGCGTCAATAGAAGGTCTAAAATTTAGAGACAACTACCCACACTGTCAATCTGCGGTATTTGTTCCTGAAGCAAATATTGGCACTCTTGACATTATAAATGCTGATATTGATTTAGGCACTGCTACTAGATTAAATGAAGCGGTTATCTTTGGAATTTCAAGTAAAATTGGTTTTTCTGGCCGGCTTCGTTATGATGCCAATGATGCTTTCACACCCAACTATGAAAATGGGTTTAGTGGTCTAAGGTATTTCCACGGGGAAATAGAAGTAAGAGATGCCACGACAAGAGCTAATATCAACCAGCTAAAAGGTAATCCTTTAGTTATTGATCGTTCCGGTGTCTATAGTAAAAACGGTTTAGAAACTTTACCGGGAACGACCGGAAGATACAGACAAAAATTTCTTCGAGCCGATAAATCAGAATCTTCTTATATTGAAGCAAACACTAATTCTGGGATTGATACGCTTGACTTAGGCACTGCGGGGAATGGTGTTTTAAGGATTAACGGAGCAGGAGAAACTGTTACGCCTTTAAACCCTTCAGTAACACAGATAGGTTCTCCGACACAAAAATTTCAAGCAGCGCATTTATATAAACTCGATCTTGAACCTTTGTCAACATCTCCGTCTGCAGCGGCAGGGTTTATTGCGGTTGATGATGGAACAAACTGGAGTACAGTGAACGCTACTGGAAATCCTAGACCTGTTTTTTACGACGGCAGTGTATGGGTTGCTATGTTTTAAGGAATATTATGTACTTAGAATCTAACGGACAATACAGGACAGACAGTATGTTCGTTGAGCGTATTGCAAAACGACACAAAAATGCAGGCACTCAACCAGTGTACTGTTTATCTGAACGTCAAGAAAAACAAGACTGCCCTAAGCTGTATGACATCTTTATCAACAGTGCAGACGAGTACGACTTTGCAATCAAAGCGTTCGGTTCTAAAGGGCAACTTGATAAACTGAAACAAGTCAAGTGGTTTACAGAAGGTTGGCAAGGATGCATGACCTTCCGTGGTTACGATGCTTGGCTTGATGACATGCGAGAGCGTGATCTATCTACAGCTAAGAAAGTGCTGCTTGACCGAGCAGCCGATGGGGATGTCAGTGCAGCTAAGAAGCTTGTTGACATGAATAAACCAACCCATGTACGTGGCCGACCAAAGAAAGAAGACATTACCCGAGAAGCTGCTCGACAAGCAGAAGAGAAGACCGACATAGCAGACGATGCTAAACGACTGAACATTATTAAATTCCGAGGATAGTATGGCAAATAAAAGGACAAAGGACGAGATTAGACAAGCAGCAGAAGATGATCTGTATACCTTTGCCCGACTTGTCAACTACAACTATGCCTACGGCGATATACACGAGAAGGTCTATCGTTGGTTATCGTCCGGCCATGCAAGCAATCGCCAACTCCTGTTGATGCCGCGTGGTCATTTAAAGTCTCACTGCATTGCAACATGGGCAGCTTGGGAGATTACTCGTAAACCTTGGGCAACAATCGTTTATCTCTCAGCTGGTGAAGATCTAGCGAAGAACCAAATTTACGCAATCAAGAACATGATGACCAGTCCTATCTATCGTAGGTACTGGCCAGACATGATAAAAGAACGTGAAGGTGATAGGGAGCATTGGTCTGCTTACAGCTTCAATGTTGATCATCCTGCTCGTAAGGCACGAGGCATTCGTGACCACACGATCATTGTCAAAACAGTCAAATCAAACTTTGTCGGTTTGCACTGTGACGCGATTGTCTTCGACGACGTAGTTGTCCCAAACAACGCCTATACAGAAACAGGTCGCCGAGAAGTACAACGAGCGTTGTCACAGTGCACTTCTATCCTTAACCCCGGCGGCCAGATCAAAGCCGTTGGGACAAGGTATCATCCTAAAGATGCGTACCAAGATATGATGGACGCTGAATATAGGATATGGGATGAGCTTTCAAGAGAGTTCATCCAAACAGAAAAACTGTGGGACATCCTTGAATACATCGTAGAGGATGAAGGCGATGGCACAGGCAACTTCCTGTGGCCACGTGTCCACTCTCCAGTTGATGACAACTGGTATGGCTTTGACGCACAACAGCTTGAGATCATTAAAGGTGACTACCTATCCAAAGGTGAAGCCGCTCAGTTCTACGCACAGTACTACAATGATCCCAACGACGAATCTACCAACCTATTGGATCGCGGTGTCTTTCAATACTACGAACCAAAGTTCGTTGTGGTAACACCAACTGGTGTACGCTTCAAAGGAAAGAAGCTAAACATTTGGGCGGCGATGGACGTAGCTTGGACAGAGCAACGAGAGTCCGGCGGTAAAGACCCTGACTACACAGCAATCGCTGTAGTTGGTGTGGATGAAGATGGTTACTATTACATCCTTGATCTTGCCAGATTCCGTACATCAAACTTCCAAGTGTACTACGACAATGTGATGAGTCTCTCTCAGAAATGGGGCTTTCGAAAGATCACAGTCGAAACAAACGCTGGTGGTAAGTTTGTTGCACAAGAGATCGAACGTATCTCAAGAGAGAACGGTGGTACCATCTCAGTTGATTATAAGTCCCGAGGTGGTGCAGGTGAGAAGTCAAAGCTGATGCGTCAGTACGCAGTGGTTAACCCTAAGTACGAATTGAAGTCGGTGTTCCATAGACGGGACGGCATGACTTCTACATACGAAGAAGAACTTGTACTAGAACGACCACCGCATGATGACTTAGTAGACGCTGTAGGCATGGCAATGGAAAAACTAAAGCCACCTATGAAGTCCCGATCCTACTTAGACGATGGCAAAAAAGTAATTACAGATAGCCGGTTTGGCGGCAGACGAGGAAGATAAATGGCATCTACTGGTACTAATACAGCAGACGTTACTCTGGGTTTAAACAACCCCGATGCCCTAGCTGGCGAGATTATGAACATGTGGTACAGGTGGAAGTCTGCCCGTAACCTCATCGAACAGCGTTGGGTAGAAACAAAACGGTATGT